ACGGCGGCGAAACTCGATAATGGACAATCTTGAATTGGCGAAGTTGGCTTTGGCCAGATCATTGCTGACGTAGGAATAAGGCACGCCCAGCGCAGCTGACACCTGAAGCAGCGTGCGATATTGAAATGGTTCATACGTCGCCCCTGAATCTGCCGGGTCAGCGGTTGTGATATCCTCGCCCTGATCCAGCCGCACCACCTGACCGGGCTCAACGGCGAGGGGTTCATCGGTCGGCTCGAGCGGCCCATCCATCTGCGGCGAGGTCACGAACATCGCAAACATCGCCGCTACCTTTTTGCGATCAAGCTCGGCATCATCATATTGATCAAGGAAGAACAGCTTGACGATGGCTGGCGCGAAACGCGACACACCGCGGATTTGTCCGGCCTCCACGGGATCAATCACATGGATAACCTCGTTCGCTGGTACGCGCACAATCTCGCCTGCCATGCGCGGGTCGGTTGCATCCCCGGGATGGCGGCGCAGGAAGTAATAGGCGACGCGGCGACCGATCAGGTCAAACTCGATCCCCTGGCGGATCATACCGCCGCCGGGCAGCTCCTTGTTATGGGTGATGGGCAGCATTTCTGAGGACAGCATCTGGAGTTGCAGCGGCACCGTGAGACCATCTTGTGGCAGGCGCGCACGAAAGCGAAAAAACACTTCGCCGGTCAGAAACAATTCACGTGCGGCCCGGCGTTGCAGCCCGTAGAAATCCGTCAGCTCTTCGGCGTCGGCCTCGCTCACCCAGTCTTGCCACAGCGCCTGAATGGCTGCTTTCTGCGCCGCATCCGCCACCTTGGAGGTTGGTTTGACCCCGTCACCAACCGCATTACCGGCCCAGCTTTCCAGCGCATTGAGGGCATAGCCGTTGTTACGCACCAGCCAGCGGGCCCGTGCATTGATGGTCGGGCCCGCCGCCCCAATCAGGCTGTTCACATGCGCGCGGCTGGCCTGGAACTTGCGCAACCGGCGACCGGAAAGCCCAGCCTCAAACCCACCGATTAGCGCGCCAATGCGGCGACGTGCGCCGGTCATGGCACCGCGCAGCACCCCTTGCTTTGTCATGATTATAGGCCTTTGCTGGTGTAAATACTGGTAAGGCGCGACTTTGTGCCGGTGCTTTGGGCCGCAATACGCGCCTCAAGATCGGCAATTGCCTTGGCCATTTCAGCATCAGAGCCATAGGTCACCGACTTGCCGTCATAACTGGTGGAGCGAACGCCGCGAAAGCGGGCCGTAAGTAGCGCATCAAGCTGCGTCTGCATATCTGCCAGGGTCATCTGCTACCTCATAATGCTTGGCGTATAGGCGCGCCGAGTCCGACGTTTTGCACGCGGTACCCCGGCGGTTGGTTCTGGCGGGGCTACGACTTCCGGCGCGGCGTCATCCTGCGCGTCCTCCGACGTAATTCCGACCTGCGCTTCAAGCGAGGCCCACATCGCATCTGGCCAGCGATCAGCGCCAAACACCCAGGCGGCGGCGCGCGCATAAATGCGGCAATCAAACGCTTCGTTGCGCTCGCGCATTTTCTGCCATTCAAGATGGGCAAAGCCGCGTTTATTCTTGACCGTGACCAGCTGCTCGGCGGTGAATTGGCGGATCCACTCCACATCTACCCAGTCCGGCAGGTGGATTGTGCCGGGTGGCGGTGTCGCTCCATTTGCAACATCCTCGTCCGTGATCCTCGGCAGGCGTAAAAACCGATACGTCTCCGACTTGAACACCGCCGTTGCGATCGACCAGAGCTTTGCGCCCCGCCGCAGACGTTTGCCGCCCTCGGTCGCATCAACAAATGTCGGGCCGGTCACCGGCGAGGATCGGTTGAACCCTTGCAGGCCTTTGATCGGCATCACCTGCGAGATCGGCTGCAAACGCGCCCAGCGATAAACCGCGGCCGTTTCATAACCGGTATCAATCGCCAGCTTGCCAATTTGCATGGTGGCGCCATTTTCATGTTGCCATGTGCGTCCAAGCAGGGAGGATAGTTCTGCCCATGTCTCGGGATATTCCGGACTGCCATCAATCACGATGTGCTCGATCAACCAGCTTTCAAGCCCGCGGCCCCAGGCCCAGACATTGATTTCAAGCCGGTCCTTTTGCACGTCAGCGCCTGCGGTCAGGAATAATCCCTGCTTTGGGACTTCGCCGGGGGCCCAGCGCTCACGGCGCTCATAGATCGGCTGCCAGTCCGGCGCTTCGCCTTGTTCCTGCCATGTCTCACCGAGGATGGTGTTCTTCAGGGTCTTGAAGGCGGCGTCATTGCCCTTGGCCTCTTCCCATTTGCGCGCAATCTCGGCCCAGCTTAACCAGCCGAGCGGCGAATAAAGCCCATTAATGTGAAACCCGACCGTGCCTGCCGCTTGCGCCTTTTCGCGGGTCTCGTCATCCGCCGTTGGCATCCAGCAGGCCCCCTGTTCCTCGGCCATCATTTGGGTCTTGAACCGCTCCTCGATCGGCGCGTCGCATTGTTCACAGACATATTGCGCAGTTTCAGGCTTGCCCTTGTCCCAGCGCAGGCGCGCAAACTGCAGCCATTGCAGCGCGCCACAATGGGGGCACGGCACATGATAGCGGCGCTGATCGCTCAATTCATACTCCCGCTCGATCCGGCTGGCGCCCGTTACTGTCGGGGTCGAGGCCAGAAACAATTTGGCGCGATGCCCGAAAGAATTCGTGCGGGCTTCCGCCAGCGCAATCGGATCACCCTCGCCATCCACATCGCCCGGATAGGCATCGACCTCATCCATGAACACCCAGCGCGCCGGCATCGAGCGCAGGCCCACGGCCGAGTTGGCGCCGGTCAGAATGAGCTGCCCGCCCGGAAAGCGTTTCGACAGGATCGTGTTGCCGCTGTCGCGACTGCGCGAGGGCATGATCGTTTCGCGCAGGGCCGGGCTTTCCTCGATCAGCGGGTCGATCCGCTGTTGCGACAACCTTTTGGCCAGATCGACCGTTGGCTGGATCGCCAGAAACGGCCCCGGGGCCCGGTGAATGCAAAAGCCAATCCAGTTGTTGCCGCCCTCGGTTGCGCCCACTTGGGCTGCCTTCATGAAGATGACGCGGCGCGCCGGGTTGCTCGGGCTGAGCGCATCCATGATGGCGCGCATATAGGGCGTGCGGGCGGTTCGATAAGGTCCGGCTTCCGATGCGGCGCGCGAGGACAGGACCCTGTGTCGGTCGGCCCATTCCGATACCGTTAGCGCCGGGTCAGGGGCCAATCCAGAGCGCAACGCCGCCTCGAATGCATCCTGGCTTTCGTTGTCATCTGAGCTCAATCTCTGTCTCCGCCAGATCGGCGAGGTGCCGGCGGATGTACTGTTCAAGCACTTGTTCCATCGCATGCGCCTCCACCCCAAGGTCGGCTGCCATGTCGGCGGAAACTCGGGGTGGCCAGTTCATCCAGGCGTCCCGAATGCGGCGGGCAAAATCAAACGCCGTACCGATTGCCTTGTCGCGATTGATCAGCTCGCCCTTCATCTTTTGCAACCGCACCTTGGCGGTCTGGGCCTTCAGCACCTCATTGGCCATGCGGGCGCGCAAGAATGAAACCTCGCCGCCGCCGGTATCGCCCAAGGTGTCATCGACCGCGCGGATTGCGGATTTTGGAACCGGTTTTGTTACGGGTGGTGATTTGCGAGTGCGTTGTTGCGTGGGGTCAGTGCGGGTGTCCCATTGGCGGTCGGCCTTCACCGGATCAATTGTGCCATCGGGTTCGGGCACAATCCTTCCCGCCTTGATCGCCTTCATGACCGCCGGGTGCGAAACGCCGCGATGCTCCGCGTATTTGCGCAGAGATAGGCCCATAGTTTGTCTGTCCTGACGTTTGTTTGTAATCGGATGGTTTCCCGTAAAGCCATGTTATTGCTTAGATTATTGTTGATTACACATGCCCAAAGAGCGACTCTGATGACACCGAAAAGGAGTAACGCCATGACAACCAAGACCACCCAAACCGACCTGCTGGCCAGCATTGCCGAAAAGCACCTCTTCATCGAGACGCTGGAGACCCGCAACAGCGATCATCTCGACTTTCACGATGTTTCGGTCTGGTGCGTTCAGGCAGCGCTTGAGGCTGCCTACGCCGCAGGGCTGGCCGCTGCACGGGAGGCAAAAAGATGACCCGCAACAATGAAACAGCACTGGCCGCCTTCATGGCCCACAAGGCCGAGATCGACAGAATGCTTTCCCGCCTGCAGACCCTCAGCGACGAGCATTTCAACGCCCATCCCGACGAAACCCACTGGGGACACGTTGGCGACCTGGCCGCCATGGCCAGCAAACTTGGCGAGATCGCCGACCGCGCTTTGGGCGAGGGGGAATACGCCGAATAAACACCC